GGATCGTATTAATAAACAAAGAATGTGAGGGATGGGAATGGAATTTTATCTTTTCGCCGCCGTTGCGGTTGTGATAGTTGGGTTTATAGGCGTTGTAGCTTTGCCGGATGGGTTGAAGGATAAGATTGTTAAAAAGGTAAACTCATTGTGAAATTTTGGTTTATTGTCGGTCTGTTATTGGTGGGTTTGTGGTATTTATTTAAATAAATCGGAGGCGGTATAAATGGCGAAAACAAACGCGGCGAAAATACAGGAGTTAATCGGATTGGCTATGAAGGTCCAGGAAACAACGGAATATTGTGTGTTTATTCGTTTTTCCGGACATATAAACAATTTAGAAATTGAAATTAGAAAATCTAAAAAGGCATATCAAACACGCATAATTGATTCTGAGTTTGAAACAGGCGGCCTATTTGTGACAGACGAACGTTTCGAAAAGCGTTATCAAGAAATTAGAGGGTTTTTAGTTGATATTTTAAAAAAAGGTAAAATTGATTATGAATATGATTCAGTTTGGAAAAAAGAAAGGGTTGAATACGATTATAAATTTTAAAACAAAAGGACCGGCGGCGGACCGGTCCAAATGAAATGAAGGGTAAACAACACCGTGGCGGTAAACGGCTAATATCAGTATAAGTCATACCGCCTGGAAATAACAATAAGCGGAGGCGGAAACAAATGAATGTAATTGGATTGTTGGGTAAATCAGTGCAGATCCACCTAAAAGATGGAGGCGCTTTTTATCTAAAAGTAACAGGGTATAAATGGGCGGATTCACTAAAATTAAGTGATACTAAATTATATCTAACAGGCATGGATGAAGAAGGGGAAGAAATAACGGTTTGTCTTGATGATATTGAATTTATTGTCAATGATGGTATAAAGCAATGAACGAAAAGGAATTAAAAGGACATTTGCGCCGGATGCAATTACAATTACATTCGCAAAGGGAAAAATTATCGAAATCAGATTGCGCTTTTTTACTCGAAATAGTTTTAAAGCAAATGAAGGAATTAGCAGCAGCGGCGGAATATATAGCTGAATATGAAGTAATCCACAAGAAAATTAAAAAGGATATTCCAACAGTCATCGAATATCAAGGGAAAAGATATGTTTTGTATCTTAAAAAGGAGCCGAAAAAATGAATTTAAATGATATTAAAGAAACTGGAATTTATATAGCAGAAGATATATTAAAGGAGCCTTGTTTATTAGAGGTTTACCAAATTGTAGGGGATTGCACATGGCAAATAATCAAAACGCATGATAGGTTGTTTTTGCGGCGTGTATTTAATCATTTAGATAGCAGAGTTTGGAGCGAATGGGAGTTTTTAAACGATAATTCAGTTTGGGAAAAATTTTTAGGAATAATCGGTAATACCGATAATATCATAGTACAAACCAATGAAAAGGAGTAGATGAAATGATTGCAGAAGAATTGACTTTTATTATGGCTGATAAAATCGGCGTGAAAATTGAAATCTATAACAGCAATGCATTTTTAGCAACCGGATTTAAAATAATAGGTGAACGCTCAAAAAGAAAACGAATGATTGAATTTTTGAACGATATTAGACCGGTTGGATTTATTTTCGATTATATTGAGGAGGAAAACTAAATTGAAAAAATTTATTAAAGGCTTATTTATATTCATTGGGGCGTGTGTGTTTTTTATCATCGTTGGGGTAATTGTCGGGGCAATGGCGGACAATGGCAGCGAAACGGCTAAAAAGGTAGCTGACACGGTAACAACAGCAACACCGGTAAAAGATGAAAGGGTGAACATGGAAAACTACAATAAGATTAAATTAGGCATGACGCTTGAAGAAGTAACAGCGATTATTGGAGAAAACCCGGAGACTAAGCAGGAAACGCAAACAGGTAGTATGAAAATGGTTATAGCTTTATGGAGTGATGATAATTTTAATTCAATTACGGTTTCTTTTACGGATAATAAAGCAGACTCTAAAAGCCAAATGGGGTTGGAATAAAGCAAAGGATCGGGAATTATCCCCGGTCCTTTTCCCATTTTCTCCTCACTTTATACACCTTCGCATAATGTCCGATAAGGTCATTAAACAAACCAAGAAATACAGCCGAAATAACGACAGAAAAAAAGAAAAGAAACAATACAAATATCTCCACAACATCCCCACCACCTTATTTATAAAATGCGCTTAAAAGTTTTTGTTAAACAGGCATTTTTTAGGCGTGGGGCGCATACGTTAATACCGATAACGGTTATAACGTGTTAATTAAGTATTACCGGGCAAAGGCCCGGTTTTTTTATTCGGTCAAGGTATTACCGTTATTACCGCTGCATATGATGAATTAAGAAAATAAGGAGGTTGAGGGAATGAGTAAAAACAAAGTAGTTAAACCAGTTGGTTTCAATATTACAAACCATAACGATGTGAAGATATTAGACCATGTTAAGAGGCGTAATTTTAGCGGATATGTTAAGAAATTAATACTTGCAGACATATTGAAAGGGGATGAATTTAAAGCGGAAAATGAGCCATTAGAGGCCGTTAAAACAGATGAACAAAAAATGAACCGATTAGAAAAATTAAAAGCGGCCCAGGAAAGAGCCGCCAATAAATTACAACCATGATCCGATTAAAAAACCAACAACAACGGCGATAATTCCGGCCATTAAAACCACTCCTAAATAAGTAATGGAGGCTTGGGAGTTGTGAAGGATTTTCTTAGCTGTTGTTGGGTATCCCAAACCGTTAATTATAATATGTCCAGGTTTTTAAAGTTTATACATGAGGGGGAAACAAAGTGGTAAAGGCGGAAAGAATTAATTTCAAGGATTTTATGAAAGGTGATTATAAACAAAAGGAATTGAAAACAACTAAAATTTTAACTTCAACCATTCCGGCATTAGTTTTAATTACACCCAAAATAGCTTTAGCAACCGCAACGGATGCAACGTTTGGAAACATCTATAAATCCATTATGAATATTTTTGATTGCGGCGTTGTTTTGGTTATTGTTTTTGCCGGTGCTGCGTGGGGGTTAGGACATAGGCCAAAAGCAATTGAAATTTTAATTGGTTGTTGTTGTGGCTATATCTTAGCTAGACACGCGACAGATATACGCGATTGGTTAAAAGCTATTTAAGGGGGCGGCGGCATGAAATTTGTATTGACCGGAAAATATCTAGAGGTTGCGGATATTCGCGGCGGCGTTCCGCATACCGGAATTGATATGAGGATGGGCGAAAATACTGTTTTAAGGTCCATTAAAGAGGGGTTCGTTGAAAGGGTTATCCATAACGACAAAATAGGGAACGGCGTTGTTATTCATGGGGAAGATGGACGCAACTATATATATGGGCATTTAAATAAAATTTTTGTGGAACATGGGGATAAAATCGAAAAAGGCCAGGCGTTCGCGTTGTCCGGTAATACCGGTAATAGTTCCGGCCCGCATTTGCATTTCGCCGTCCAGGATCATGGGAATTTCATTGATCCAACAGCAATAGGCCCGGATGTTGCAGCAATGGCGGGCGGATCGGGTAATTGGTTTGTAGATAAGTGGAACGCAGCCGGGGATTTTGTTATTGGAAAAGAAACCAATCTAATTTGGAAACCTTTTTGGGAAATGGTACACGACTTTTTATTGAGTTGTTGGCATTGGTTTATAACATATTTGCCCGACATTATGGGTTATAGTGCGGTATTAGCGGGCGTATGTATTATATTAGGCGCAATGTTTGGTAGAGGCGGAATGATTAAACCATTGGCGATGTATGCGGGAAGTTTGATTGTCTCTATTTGCTTGTTAATGGGGAATAAATAGGAGGGGTAAAAGTGGTTAGATATAAATATCCGATACCGTGGCAAACGGAAAACGCGGGTGTTCCCGCTTTATATAACGGTGGTTTACCGGCTGAATTTAAGCCGGTTCCGTCCATCAAAACAAAGTGGTTTAGAAAGATTAATTATATTAAGTGGTCAGACTTCTTTAATTACGAACAAAATAAAATGGTTGTTTATCGTATTATTCCTCATGCCGGAGTTACCAACAATAACAAAAGACTATGGCGGGCCATTTATAAAATGTATGAAATGTATGAAAGCAGCGGATCAAGAATCACTAGAAATGGCTTAAAATTTACATTCCGGGAAAAGGATTTATTTTGGTATGAAATTATATTTAGGCAGGAAAAAGGACAAAAACGGATAGAATTTTATATTGCCACAAGCGAATATCAAGCGATTAAGTTAAAACGGAAACTTGAAAATAAAATGGCAGTTACGATTCAAGAGGCGAAAATTGAGGATTTAAAAATACCGTCCGAAAATACCATAGTGCAGGATATGAAATACTTAAAACATGATATTTTTTCAATGAACACTAATTCCAATGACAGTCAAACGCCTGTTAGTAGCATCTTAAATACATTGGATGAATTGCAATTTGATGGGGATTTTGCAAGATTATCTATTTGCAATGAAGCGGAAAACCGCCGGAAATGGGTTAAAAACGCTCAGTGGGCAATGGAAAAACTCCACAAGGGAAAAATACCACAAAGGGCGGGCGATGGCGGGAAAATAGCCGTTGCAGCCTCTAAAAATGCATTTGCCGGTTTGATTAACGAAATTAACAGCTTATTAACCGATACATTCCAAGCGTTGAGTAATTCTTTTTTTAAATCAGATAAGGATTTTAAGAAAGAAAAGGTTATTAAAAAAGGATATAGCTTAGAAGATGAAATTAACGCAAGGAAAACAACCAATGCAACCGATGAAAAAATAAACTTACCTGTTTTTAAATCCAGGATCCGCATTGTAAGCCATAGCGCCGACAAATTAACGCGGGAAACATTAGGGGAGACATTAGCATTATCTTTTGGAGAAATTGCGGAAAACAACGAGTTAACAGGCGTTAAAATACGGATTAAAGGGCGGAAGAAAGAAATAATTGAGGAATTAAACACTTTGCAGCTATCCAAGAAAACCAAATATGATCCAAATGTTAATTTAATCAGTACCGATGAAATGAGCAAAATTTCTTTGCAAATGCCGCAAAATGACTTACAACGTAAATATGCCGATGAATTGAATGTTAAAAAGAGGATTGAAACGGACATTCCGAAGGTGCTGCAAAAACCAAATAACCTTCTTATCGGTTATGCAGAGGTTAAGGATCAAGAAATACCTGTTGGATTAGACACAAGCGCAAAAGAGGAATTTTATTGTGGTTACACCTTTATAGGCAAGCAAGGGGCCGGGAAGGACAATTCAATTCAAAATTTCGTTTATCACGGAGCAATGAACCACGGTATTAGTTTTGTTATCCCGGATTGGATTTGCCAGGAAGGGCCAAAAGGGATGGCGGACGGAATACGCGACTTATTGCCGCCGGAAAAAATCATTGATTTAGACTTATCGAATGAAGAATGGATTATAAATTTGGATTTAACAGAGGTAATAAGTAAATTAGGCAGGAAAGGCGGATCAAGATTTGCGCTTGAAATGATTGATTTTATGGAATTGGACGGTTTAGCGCGTTCGGAAAAATATTTAATGGAGGCAGCAAAAGCAAGTGGCGGCAGCTTGAAAAACATTAAGCGGATTATTGAAGATGAAGAATACAGAATGGATGTTATAGAGGAATTACAAAACGAGGGGAATTTGCGCTTGGCAGATGATTTATTAAAATGGGGAACAAATGAGGATATAGGAAATAAATGTGATGCAATTATTAATCGTTTAAACCGCTTTTTCGGCGATGATACTTTACATGATATTTTTTCGCAACCACCAAACCCGGCATCTAATTGGGAACGGTGGATGAAAGAGGGAAAAGTAATTATTATCCGTATGCCGAAACGCAAATTAGGAGCCGCAGCAAATGTTTTAGCGCATTGGACTGTATTAAAAGTGCTAATGACAAGGATGTTAATGAGCGATGAAGACAAAGAAAAACACGGCTGTTTTCTTATAATGAATGAGCCGGAACAAGTGGAAAGTAAAGGGTTATCTAAATTAATGGGCCGGGTTGCAACGGAAGGAAGAAAAGAACGGTTAGGATCCATATTTGCATTCCATCATTGGGGCAAATTATCCGATGAATTACAAAATAACCTAATTGCCGGAGGGGTTAATCAATTTCTATTTGCCAATGACCACAAGAAAACATTTGAATTAGCCAAAGAACGATTACAACCGACATTTACGGTTGAACAAGCGCTGCAAACACCTAAACATTATGCCATAGCTATATTGAATACTAAGGAGCCTTTACACGCGTTTATGGTCCATATGTCGCCGCCTGTAAAAGAAAGATTTGATAATTCATTTTTAACAAGGAGACACGCAAAAATGTTTGGTCGAAATTGGTCAGATTTACAAAAAGTTCTATAAAACAGATTGACCACCATTTTAAATTTATGGTATATTTCTTTTTGCCTAGTCTCTTTTATTCAAAAATTAGTTAGGCCATCTACTTGTTTTAGGTTTCTGCAAAAACCAAAGTTAGTTTAATATTGGACGGTATTCGCGGGCGGATCGTTCAATTATCAAATGTCCGCACAATTTCCGGCAGCATCCGGAAAATTTCTGTTGAAGTAGTTGAAACGGCGGAAAACGTTTCAACGGGGTAATTAAGTTTCTGCAATTGAGTTAAAATGTTTGTACCGGGTGATTCGACACACCTGGTATTTTTTTATGTCTAAATTTGTCGTTTTTTATTTAGGAAAAATATTCATCTTTTTTATAGACAAGACATATATTGATAGGTTAATATAAAGCTATCAACAACGAAAGGAGTTGAAACGATGAACCAAAAGGAAAAGGATGCGCAATTAAACGTAAGATTATCACCTGAATTTAAAAGGGAAATCAACATTTTTGCAGCGCAGAACGGTTTTAATTTAAAAGATTTAGTTGAAAAGGCTTTAAGGTATTACATGGTAGATCAAAAATAAAATATCGGAGGGGTAAACGAATGCAGGCGGTTAAATTAGTTCATACAAAAGAAATGGACCGGGAGGAATGGCTTAAAAACCGAAAGCGCGGGATTGGCGGATCAGACGCGGCGGCGGTAGCAGGCGTGAGTAAATACTCTAGTCCTTTGGTAGTTTACATGGAAAAACGAGGTTTATATAACAAGGTTGTTGATAACGAGGCGGCAAATTGGGGAAACATCATGGAGCCGATTATAAGAAAAGAATTTGTTAAGCGGATTAACGCAGAGCGGGACGAAAAGCAGCAGCCGCATTTAAAAGTATCACAATGTAATTACTTATTGCAGCATCCAAAACATGAGTTCATGCTTGCAAACATAGACGGTTTAATAAAATGCCCGGTTTTAGGAAATGGCATTTTAGAAATAAAAACCGCGTCAGAATACTTAAAGGAAGATTGGGCAGGCGAAGACATTCCGAACGCTTATTACATCCAGGTGCAGCATTATTTGGCGGTAACGGGTTTAAAATATGCTATGGTTGCGGTGCTGATCGGCGGGAATAAGTTTAAACATTATTACATCCCAAGGGATGAAGAAACAATAGAAAGCCTAATAGCAATTGAGTTTGATTTTTGGAATAATCACATATTGGCGAAGGTTCCACCGGTTGCAAGTCAATCAGACGCGGAAACGGAAATGATGAAAATTATGTACCCAGGCAGCTATGATGAACCGGTTATAGAATTACCTATTGAATTTAGAAGAATAGTCGAAAAACACGAAGAATACAAAGAGCAAGAAAAACGAATAAAAGAATGGATTAAGGATTGCAGGAATAAAATCGCATTTGGATTAAAAGAACAGGCGCAGGCATTCGCAGGACCGCACCAAATAACCTTTAAAGCCAATAAAAACGGGGTAAAATCCTTAAAAATCAAACTGAATAAAAGAGAGGTTGAGGCGGTTTGATTAAACTTGAAAAATGGGTGTGTAAATCAACTGTAAAATTCGAAGAAGAATGTGACACCGTTTTTTATGTAGAAGGTGAATATAATTTTCCGCCTAATTGTCCGGAATGCGGAAGAGATTCATTGGTCAAATGTTTAGGGACAAAAAACTATTTGGAGGTATCGGGAAATGACAACTGAAAAAAGAAATGATCTTAAAAATGCATTAGCAAATAAAGCAGGCGGAGCGGTGCAGGAAAAGCCAAAAACACCGCAGGCATTAGTTGGGGATTATATTAAAAAAATGATGCCATCCATGCAGCAAGTTTTACCTAAACATATGGATGCGGAAAGAATGTCTAGAATTGCTTTAAATGTGATCCGCACTAATCCGTTATTACTTCAATGTGATTTGCCATCATTAATGGGCGGCGTTATGGAATCGGCTAAATTAGGTTTAGAACCTGGATTACTTGGACAAGCCTATATTTTACCTTTCAAGAATTATAAGCGCAGCAAAGCGGAAAACCGCGATGTTTACGAGGCACAATTTATTATTGGTTATCGCGGTCTAATCGACTTAGTTAGAAGATCCGGGCAAGTATCAACCATTAGCGCGCAGGCAGTACACGAAAACGATACATTTAATTTTGAGTATGGCTTAGAAGATAAACTAGAACACAAACCGGCGTTAAAAGACAAAGGCGCGGTTATCGCTTACTATGCCATTGCTAAAATGAAAGATGGCGGTTACTCATTCTTAGTAATGAGTAAAGAAGATATTGAAAAACACCGGGATAAATACAGCAAATCCAAGCAATACGGCCCGTGGGTGGACGAATTTGATGCGATGGCTAAAAAGACGGTTTTGCGCCAATTGATTAAATATCTACCGATTAGCGTTGAATTTTTAAGCCATGATGAACAAAACGGCGTTTCAGTTCATAATGAAATAGCCGAGGACCAGGATATTATTGAGGTAGACATGGAAACGGGCGAAATTTCAGGAAATGAGGAAAATAAATAATGGCTAAATTTGATTTAACCGCGCCTATGACATATTCAGAGGTTGCGAAGAAATTAGAAAGTTTTTTAGATGATAATGCGGAAAGAATCGCGCCTGGTTTGTTTGATGATTTATGTGCAGTATGTGAAGAAATAGATA